GGCATGAATAATGGGTGATGATGATTATTGTCCGCAGTGTTTCGAGTGCGATGGAGAATGCGTTAACGGCGAAAACGGAACGCTCGTATGTGAATACTGCGGGCATGTATATACAGATGAGGAATGGGACGAAAAGAACGATAAAGAAATTGCGGAATATGTGGCTTTTCTAAAAGGTTTGAAAGAGGTGTCTAAATGACTAAAACACACGAATTAAAAATAACACCAGAATTTTTTGCAGCTGTTACGGAAGGGCGTAAAACGTTCGAAATTAGAAAGAATGACCGCGATTTCCAGGTAGGAGATATTTTGATTTTACGCGAATGGAACAATGAATTTTCAGGTTTTCAGATCGCTGTTGAAGTAGTTTACATGACAGATTATGAGCAAAAAGACGGATTTGTCGTCTTAGGGATTGTATAGGGGGAGAACAAATGACTAGCACAATAAAAATATCTGAAAAAGATAAAGTGTTCCAGATTGCGACGGAAGCTGGGTGGGTTGAACAGACTGGAATGCAAGCGACTATTGAAGGAATAGACTTTGCAATTTATTCGTTCCATGCAAAAAGCAATGTTTTTATACAAGTTAGTGAAGTTGGAAGTGGCGCCGGAATGCTAACTATACCAATTGATTTACTAAATCTTTTTGCTTTAGACACTCGCGATAAAGCAATCGAATATTATAAAGATAACGTGATTCCTTTAATCCAGAAGAAAATCGAAGTAAATGGATTAGATAAATTTAGAAAAGAAGTTGAAAAAGCAAAAAAATATATGGTTGAAACTCACGGAGAAAGACCACAAATTAAAAATTTTGAGGAGGAAAACAAATAATGATGAACCGTGTAGTACTTGTAGGACGATTAACAAAGGATCCTGAATTACGTTACACTCCAGCTGGTGTGGCCGTTGCGACTTTTACATTAGCTGTAAACCGCACTTTCACTAATCAGAATGGAGAACGAGAAGCCGACTTTATTCAATGTGTTGTTTGGCGTAAACCAGCGGAAAACGTAGCTAATTTCTTAAAAAAAGGAAGCTTGGCAGGCGTCGATGGACGCATACAGACTCGAAATTACGAAGATAACGACGGTAAACGCGTTTTTGTTACAGAAGTAGTAGCTGAATCAGTTCAATTCTTAGAGCCTAGAAACCACGCAGAAGGCGCTACATCGAATAATTATCAAAACGAGGCTAATTATTCAAATAACAATAAAACAAGCTCATATCGAGCGGATACGAGTCAGAAGAGTGATTCATTTGCAAGTGAAGGTAAGCCGATAGATATTTCAGATGATGATTTGCCATTTTGAGCATCTAATTTTATGACGGGGAGCGATGAAAATGAATAGAAAGGAATTAAAGGAAAAACAATGGGAAGTTATTACTGATATTGAAAAAAGCAAGACTTTTGCAGATAGAAAAAAACTAATTGAAAAACTAGAAACACTGGAAGCAAGAGGAGATAAAGTGAAGGGTATAGCTACACCAACACAGTTACTTGCGATATTTACAGTCACTGAATACAGACAATTGAGTAAAAAACTTACTGATGCTCAGATAGCGGAAAGCCTGGGTATTAGTAGAGGTTCACTAATGGAATTCAAAAGAAAGAACGGGCTATCTAAGCGTCAAAAGGCGGCAACATGAGAGCTAAGGAGAGGAAAGAACTAATAGACGCAATCGCTAATTATACAAGTCATACGGTCGAATATTTAAACAATTTATCGGACAAGGAGTTAGAAGTTATTTATGAAACAAGAGTTATCGAAGACTACCACAACTAGCAACAAAATTATAATCCCTCTTCCGTTAACTGATTTAAACACTTATATAAACAAAGAGAGAGGGCACAGACAAGCCGCTGCTAAAGTGAAAAAACAAATGACCTATATATGCGCTTGTTATGTTAAAAGAGCTATGAGCCACGGTGTGTCCTTCTCTACGCCGTGTCGGATTAAATTTACTTGGATTATTCCTAACAAGAAAAAAGATCCAGACAATGTCGCATTCGCTAAAAAGTTTATTTTCGATGGCATGATGGAAGCGGGATTTATAGAAAATGACAACTTAAACTATATCGAGGGCTTTTCTGATTACTTCATAGTCGATAAAGACGAAGAAAGCCGTGTGATTGTGGAGGTGGAATATGATTAACAAAATCGGAATAACCGTTATAAGTATTGCTTTTTGGGCTTTCTGGATTCTAGTTTCTGTATTTATGTTAGGCGCGCTGATAAAAGGCGTGTTATGGATTTGGGGAAATATATTTTAATTAACTAAAACACTGGGGGCGACTTTATGAAAAAAGAAGACGGTGTTTATATAATTTCAAAAGGAGAAGAAACGTATATCAAACCACCAAAAAACGGCTTCGGACAAACTACCATCGGATGGAGCCACGGCAAACCTACCACTGCCGAGAACAAGGAAACAATAAAACTAAATAACAAATAGTCTGGTCGAAAAAATCGAAGGGCGTCATGAACAGTTAAATCTGTTATGGCGTCCTTTTTTTATTAATCATTGGGGAGAGTGACAAGAATGCAAGAATTAATTAATGAGTACCGAGGAGCTTTACAAGAAATTAATCTGGTAAAAGCTAATCTGCAAAATAAAATTGATGCTGAAAAACGCCCTCCATTACAAGCGGGACAAAAAAGAACTTTTCAAGAAGTATCAGAAAAAACTACAATGTCAAAATTAAAGAGTATTATTGACAGTTTAGAGTATTCAATCGAATGGATGGAATTAGGTCATGAACCAGCACCACGCAGAGCTATTCACAGACGCTCCGGTTTGCAAAGAGAGATATGCGTTACAGATATTGAAAAAATGCGTCAGTGGTTCGTATATGAGCACGGGAACGCGTATGAGTTTGAAGATAATGAACCGAAGATTTCAGAATGGGACAAAATTCGGATGGAAGATGCTATGTCTACAATGTCAGCGCAAGAGAAAAAAGTATTTTTATTAAAACATGAAAAAAATTTATCTTTATCTCAAATTAGCGACGAACTAGAGATAAGCATTCGTTCTGTGCGATCATACTTGCATAGAGGAGAAGAAAAAATACAACTACAAATCGACGGGAGTTTGTTCTGCATGGCAATTTAGTAATTTTTGCCGCACACCTGCCACCTATATATGAATGAGAAGTGAAGATGATTACAAAAATAAATCATATATTGAGTCTGCGCTCCACTTCTCATTTATAATCTTATGATGATATAGCAGGAGATTGCTATGTTGCCTGGCAGAGGCTTTGTATCTGGCCATTAGTCTCAACAGATGACGACGCTTCTGTTCAATCTCATATCCTATCCACACTGGATGTAAAACACGCATGTGGCGCTGACTGGTGCGTTAACCAGTTTTAAAAATTATAATCCTTTCCACCTGTTAATAATTGAGCAGGTGGTTTTTATTTGGTATAGTGAAGATAAAAGGGTGGATTATGATGTCTGTAACTAAGAAAAAATGGAAGGTGTTTTTTATTGATTTTGGAATTAAAATCTTGTTTTTGATAATCATTTTTGCTCCGATTTCAATTTTAATACTATTCAATTATAATTGGCAAATTGTAACTATAGGGTTAGTTGCATCTGCGTTATTTAGTTTTATTTGTGGTATTAATAAATTTCAAACTTTTAAAATTGGGAAAGATGGAGTGGAAGTTAAGAAAGCGGTAGAAGAAGCAAAAGATATTTTAGGCGAAATTAACAGAGTTGTAAAGGATTATGTGCTTTTGAGCCTGCTTAATGCTAATAAAATCGGAATAAAACCAGATGAAATCATAGAAAGCGTAGATGAAGCTGATAAATACAGTATTATAATTCAAGGACGCAATATTACCGATCCCGAAGTTTCAAAGCAAATTAAAAAATTTAAATCAAATATCCTGCTAAAAATTATAGAAACTGTAAACTTTAGAATGAATGAAATCAATTTAATTCCAATGGGTGCAGAAAAGCCAAATAAAGATATAATAATTGAAGCAATCCAAAAAAAAGAATTAATATCTCCTCAAGACTTAACCAATGTAGTTAAAGAGTTCGAGGAATTTTATAAAGAATATACAGATGCTGGAAAAGAAGGACCTAACAGTAAAGAGCATTATAAAATTATTGATGAATTTGTAGATTATTATTTAAGATACTATGATATTTTAGTTGATTAAACAATTAAAAGACCGTAATGGTCTTTTTTTTATTTACATAAAATAAGGGAGTGTGGTGATATGTAGTGAAACTAACCGAAAAACAAAAAAGATTTGCAGATGAATATATAAAATGCGGTAATGCTACAGAAGCCGCTCGCCTTGCTGGTTATAGCTCGAAAACGGCTAATCGTATAGCAACAGAAAACTTGTCAAAACCAGTTATTAAAGGCTATATAGACAAGGTTTTAAGTGAACTCGAAGAAAAGCGAGTTATGGGCTATACGGAAGCCATGCAATTATTCACCGAAATAGCTCGAGGCGAAATGGAAGAAGAAGTAATTGTTTCGAACGGAGATGGCTTTTCAGTCGTTACAAAGAGTGCTGACATCAATCAACGAGTATCAGCACTAAAAGAGATTGTTAAGCGCCATGTAGCAGGTGGCAGAGACAAATTACAAGAAGAGCTTATTCAAGCGCAAATCGATAAGTTAAGAGCAGATACAAAGCAAGAAAGCAATCAAGGAACAACAACAATTATCATGTCGAACGTTGATGAAATGCAAGCCTACCTTGACAAAAAGGCAGGTGGCACCGATGAACGCGACGATACACAAACAACTAATTGATTACCAGGTTATCAATGTAACAGATATGATTAATCCCGCTTTTTATGACTTGTGGCTATCTAAACATAATCACATCATAGCTAAAGGCGGCCGTTCTTCTATGAAGTCGTCTGTTATCAGTTTAAAGCTCGTTGAGAAGAAAATGGCTAATCCAATGTCTAACATGGTTTGCCTGCGTAAAGTAGCAAATACACTTTATAAATCAGTCTATCAGCAGATTAAATGGGCGCTTTATGAAATGGGTGTTGCTGACCAATTCAATTTTGGTAAATCTCCAATGGAAATCGTTCATAAAACTTGGGGGACAGGCTTCTACTTCTCTGGTTGTGATGATCCCGCTAAACTAAAATCAATGAAAATTCCGGTGGGTTATGTTAGCAGCGTTTGGTTTGAAGAACTAGCGGAGTTTTCAGGTAGAACAGATATTGATACCATAGAAGACACCTTTATTCGAGCTGACTTGCCGGAGGAGCAAGAAGTTATGATATACATGTCATTCAATCCGCCTCGCAATCCATATGAATGGGTGAATGAATATGTAGATAGTAAACGTAGTGACGATGATTATTTAATACATCACACTACTTATTTGGATGATGAAAAAGGCTTTTTATCTAAGCAAATCATTAAGAAGATTGAGAAATACAAAAAGAATGACCTTGACTACTACCGCTGGATGTATTTAGGTGAGGTAATTGGTCTTGGTGATAATGTTTACAACATGAACCTGTTTCAGCCGCTTAAAGCTATTCCTGCGGATGACAGGCTTATTTTAATTGACTTCGCTATTG